GAGAAGGGCGGCTTGAACGCCAAGGGTCGGGCCTCCGCGAAAGCGCAAGGTATGAACTTGAAACCTCCCCAGCCGGAAGGCGGCTCACGGCGCGACTCTTTCTGTGCAAGGATGAGTGGCATGAAGAAGAAGCTGACAAGTGCCAAGACAGCAAACGATCCAAATTCACGGATCAATAAAGCATTGAGGGCTTGGAATTGTTAGATCTAAACACCGCTTGGTCTGCTGTCCTGTCCTTGGTGATTGGACTGTTAGGCTACATGATGAATGAAAAGTTCAGGGAACTGGCTCGTGTCACGATCCTGTTGAACAAAACACGCGAGGAGGTTGCCCGTGATAACGTTACTCAAGCAGAAATTGACAGAATTACAAATCACATTGACCAACGCTTTAACAAGCTTGAAGCAAAGATTGACCAGCTTATTCAAAAAGGCTGATTAAAAATGGCTGGCATTGATTCATTGTTAAAAGGCGTTGCTCAATCGTTTGCCAAAGACACGGCAGGCAAGATTCTTACGCCTCAACAAATGGAATTAGCCAGATTTTTAATTAACCCTCAGTTTTATTTGGCAGAACAAGGCATTAATAAATTATCCAATTTAATGGGATACGGACAAGACGTTAAACAATTGCAAACTGATGCAAAAGTTAACGAAGATTACTTTAAACAAATAATGCGCGATGCCGCTGGTAATGTTTTGCCGGATTCTATTGGTAATTTGATACGCGCCACACCTAAGCCAAGTGAGGCAGATTTGCAACCTGCTGGGGTATACACAGCTTTTGATCCTGAAACGCAAACTTACACACAACAAGAATCACCTAACCCAATATCAAGAGGTGACTCTGCAAAATTTGATGACTTTTTACGTGAGTTAGAAATTGACGTAATTCCAGAAGTTGGCCCACAGGAAGAATACAGTCAAGCTCGTTTAAATGATGAGTATGATTTTATGAACAGTCTTAGCGATTTTCAACCGGGCCTTGAAGATTCCGCACCCGCTACAGAACCGGGCCTTGAAGATTCCGACAACTCAATAGATTTGAGCGGGACTATGGATTACAGCGATCTATTTAGTGGCGGTGGCGGCAGAGACCTAGAAATGTATTTTGGTAATGATTTTGGTGGGTTTGGTGGCGGCGGTGGTGGCGGTGGCTACTTTGATTACAGTAGTCATGCAATGGCTAAAGGTGGTCAAATCCGCAGAGGTAGACGATAATGCCAAGCACAAGTAAGAAACAACACAATTTCATGGCGGCAGTAGCGCATAACCCTGCGTTTGCCAAGAAAGCGGGAGTCCCACAGTCTGTGGGTAAAGACTTTAATCAGGCTGATAAGGGCCGTAAATTTTCTAAAGGTGGCGATATGAAAAAAATGAACATGGGCGGATATGCTGACGGCGGTATGACTATGGTCAATAAAGGCGGCAAGATGGTTCCTGACTTTGCTGCTGACGGCAAAGGCAAAATGGCTAAGGGCGGTATGGCCCACAAAGATGTAAAAATGGACAAGTCCATGATGCAGAAGGCTGTGAATAAACACGAAGGCCGTTTGCACAAAGGTGCAACCATGACCAAGCTTGCTGGTGGTGGCATGGCTCCATCTAAGATGGGTTCAGTTAAGACTTCTTCTGGTCGAGATGGTGTTGCGTCCAAGGGTAAAACCAAGGGCACAATGATTGCCATGAAAAAGGGCGGCAGAGCCTGCTAAGGGGAATATTATGAAGTTAAATATTAATGACTTTGAAATGAGTGAACCCGGCTCAAGCACAATGCCTCCAGATGATAATAGCGGAGCACCTCCTGCGGCTATGCCATCACCAAAGTCTAAAAAACCTGCAATTGTTACCAAGGAAGAATTAGCCAAATCAGGCTATGACAACTTGCGTGATTACTTGAATGCTAAACAAGGTTTGACACGCCGTAAAGAAAAAAATCCTACTCCTAAACTAATTGACCCCTCTAACATTAGAAGTGGCCCTCGTTTTGACGACGAAGGACTTATTGACCCTAAAAATATTAGAAGTGGTCGTCGTCCTGAAGAAGAAGCACTATTAAAAAATCGTGCTAAAGGCATGAAGAGCGGTGGCTCTGTTAATTCAGCTTCTAGCCGTGCAGATGGTTGCGCCACTAAAGGCAAGACCAAAGGCACAATGGTTAAGATGAATTACGGCGGAAAGTGCTGACATGGCAACCGTAAAACCTGCTGCTAAAGTAGTTAAGTCTTTAAAAAAGGCTGGGTTTTACGGCGCGAGTAAGCCTAAACGGCTTGGTATTATTAACAAGGTTACAACTAAACCTCAGCGGATAGAAATGGTTGATAAATTGTTTCTAGCCAAAAAAACCAAAGGTAATCCAAAATGATGGCAAGCCGTGGAATGGGGGCAATATCTCCCAGTAAAATGCCCGGCGGTAAGCGTAAAGCTCGCCGTGACGACACTGACTTCACGCAGTATGCTGAAGGCGGTAAAGTTAATGCTGCTGGTAACTACACCAAGCCAGATTTGCGTAAGCGAATTGTGTCTCAAGTAAAAGCCGCAGCTACCCACGGTACTGGCGCTGGTCAATGGTCAGCCCGTAAAGCACAACTTGTTGCCAAGAAGTACAAAGAAGCTGGTGGAGGGTATAGAGATTGAAAGCCCCTCAGAAATCGCTTAAAGATTGGGGCGACCAGAAATGGCGCACTAAGTCTGGCAAGCCGTCAAGCAAGACGGGGGAGCGGTATTTGCCCGAAGCAGCTATCAAGTCTTTATCATCATCTGAGTACGCAGCTACAACCAAAGCCAAACGCGCAGGTAAAGCGGCGGGCAAACAGTTTGTAGCCCAACCTAAAACAATAGCAAAGAAAACGGCAGGATTTAGATGACCACTACCGGCTCAACGCTCTTCAATATGGACTTCACGGAGATTGCCGAGGAAGCGTGGGAGAGGGCTGGGCGAGAAATGCGTTCAGGTTATGACTTGCGTACAGCACGTAGGTCAATGAACCTAATGACCATTGAGTGGCAGAACAAAGGCATCAACATGTGGACTATGGAGCAGGGTATCATTAACCTGACTCCCGGTCTGGCTACGTATGCTCTGCCGACAGATACCATTGACTTGCTTGAGCATGTCATCCGCACAGGGCAGAACACATCCTCTACGCAGGCTGATCTAACCATCACACGTATTAGTGTTTCTACGTATGCAACAATTCCAAACAAACTCAGCCAAGCAAGACCAATCCAAGTATGGATTCAACGTCTTTCTGGGCAGACTAATCCAACGACTGCGGTCTTGGATGGAGCCATCACCTCCACGGCAACAACGATCACGCTTAACTCGGTGGTTGGGTTAGCTGGAGCAGGTTTTATCCGTTTAAACACAGAAGACATCTACTACACTTACATATCAGGGAATACCCTTGGTGGTGTATACCGTGGTCAGAACAACACTACAGCCGCTGCTCAGGCAGATGGCACAGCAGTCTTTGTCCCGCAGCTTCCTGCGGTTACTGTGTGGCCTACACCTGATAACAGCACCCCTTACCAATTCGTGTACTGGCGCTTAAGGCGAGTGCAGGATGCGGGTGCTGGTGTGGAGACATCTGATATGAACTTCCGCTTCCTGCCATGCTTGGTGGCAGGTCTGGCTTATCACATCGCCATTAAGACACCTGACTTAATGCCTCGCATTCAGATGCTCAAACAGATTTACGATGAAACCTTTGAAATTGCAGCCGGTGAAGACCGTGAGAAAGCTGCGGTAAGGTTTGTTCCTCGTCCTAATTACATTGGAAGCAGTACGTAATGGGTAATCGGTTTGCATCCGGCAAGATAGCGATTGCTGAATGTGATCGTTGTGGACAGCAGTACAAACTCAAAAAGCTTAAGACTGAAATTATTAAGCAGCGTAAATATGAGTTGTTGGTTTGTCCCGAGTGCTGGGATCCGGATCAGCCGCAGTTGATGTTAGGTACGTTTCCTGTAGATGATCCGCAGGCTTTGCGTAATCCACGCAAGGACACAACGTATGTAACCTCTGGTGTGAATGCTAATGGCAATCTATCTGGTGGTTCAAGGGACATTCAGTGGGGCTGGCAACCGGTTGGCGGGGCGAGTTTAAATGATGCAGGATTAACACCAAACTACTTGGTGGCAACGACATTTGTTGGTACAGTAACGATATCTTAAGGAGTTTAAACATGGCATATACAAAATCAGCCGATGGCATTGTAAAAAAAGGTAAGACTGATGTTCAAGTCTTCCCTACTAGCGGCCCTTCTCAGAAAGAAATGATGGGCGGAAAAGGTAAAGGTAAGGGTAAAACCAATGCCGATATGAAGACTATGGGTCGTAACTTGGCAAAGATTGCCAATCAGAAACGAGGTTAATCATGGCTACATTTAGCAAAAAGATGATGGGTAAAGAAGTTGGCGATGCCAAGGTCTATGCTACACCCCACACCATGACTGGTAAAGTGGTTAAAGCTACTGACAATCCCGGCTCTGGCCCTGACCATAGTGATGCAAACACAGTCAACATGTCTGTAGGCAACGTTAATCGTCGCGCACAGCCAGCAGCTAAAACATCTGGCATTAAAATGCGTGGAGCAGGTGCGGCGACTAAAGGCGTAATGTCTCGCGGCCCGATGGCATAAGGTTTAAACGATGGCACTGACATACGCCCAACTTGTAGCTGCGGTAACGGATTACACGCAGAACACGTTTGACACGACTACGATCAATGTAATGATCAAGCAGGCGGAGCAACGCATCTATAACACGGTGCAGATTGCCAACTTGCGTAAGAATGTCACGGGTGTATTGTCAACAGGCAATAAGTACCTTGCCTGTCCAGAAGATTTTCTCTCGACATACAGTCTTGCTATCTACCCGTACAACGCGACAACAGCTACGGGAACGGCTGGTCAGAAAACTATTGTTGTAGTAAGTACAACTGGTATCGCAGTAGGCCAGCAGGTTACAGGCACAAACATCGGTACTAATGCAATTGTGCGTAGCATCAGCGGAACGACCGTAACCCTGACTGTGGCTAATAGCGGTACGGTTAACGGCGCGGTAGTTTTCCAAGGTGATTACTTGTATCTGCTAAACAAAGATGTGAACTTCATCCGTGAGGCGTATCCATTAAGCGCAGAGCAGTCTGAACCCAAGCATTACGCTATCTTTGGCCCGCAGTCAGCTAACGTAAATGAGTTATCGTTTATTCTTGGCCCTACGCCTAGCGCCAATTACTACGCAGAACTGCATTACTACTACTACCCAGAATCTATTGTGACCGCTTTGACCACATGGCTGGGTGATAACTTTGATTCTGCGTTGCTGTATGGCACATTGGCTGAGGCTGGCACATACATGAAGAGCGCACCGGAAGATGGTATGTACAAACTGTACCAAGAACGGTACGTTCAGGCTATTGCACTCCTTAAGAACTTGGGTGATGGCAAACAACGTGCTGACGCTTATCGTGATGGTCAAGTTAGGGTTCCTGTTTCATGAGCAACATTCTTCAGACCCAAACGACTAGCTTTAAAACAGAGCTATATACAGGCGTTCATAACCTATCTACCAATACGCTAAAGATTGCTCTGTATACGGCTGCTGCTGATTTAAACGAGGCAACAACTGTTTACACGACTTCTGGTGAAGTTACCGGTGGTGGGTACGTTGCTGGCGGCGTAACGCTTACGGGCGTAACCATTAGCTCTTCTGGGTATACAGCTTTTGTAGACTTTGCCGATGTAGTGTTTAACGCATCTGTGACTGCTCGTTGCGCTTTGATTTACAACGTTACTCAAGGTAATAAATCCATTGCTGTGTTGGACTTTGGGTCTGACAAAACATCTACCAATTTCACCATCACAATGCCTGCTAACACAGCGACGGCAGCATTGATTCGTTCTTCTAATTAAGGAGCCTCACATGAGCTTGGACAAAATCACCGCTACCGACCAAGTAGCCGCAATCACAAAATACAACACCACGCCCTCTGATGAGATGGCTATCAATGGTGCATACCATGCTGTTTGCTACAGCATTGATGGTTTTATTAAGTGGGATGAACCTATCCAGAACTTGGTAACGACTGTTGGTAAGAACTTGACCTTGGATACTATCCTTGGCAACTCAGCCGCTGGCGCAGTTGTGATGGGTTTAAAGGGTGTGGGTTCAGCTAACGTGGCTGACACACAAGCATCCCACGCAGGCTGGTTAGAAGTGGGTGGCACTAACGCTCCTGCATATTCTGGTAGCCGTCCTACACCATCATTTAGCGCCGCTGCCGCTTCTAGCAAGGCTACGTCTTCTGCCGTGTCATTCTCTATGACCAGCACAGGTACTGTGGCGGGTTGCTTTATCAACATTGGCGGCAGCGCAACTAAAGATTCAACCACTGGCACATTGTTCTCTGCGGGTGATTTCTCTAGTTCTAAGGCTGTTGTTAACGGTGACACGATTGCGGTAACGTACACATTAACATTGACTTGATATGGCGTTAGCTTGGGGTGATGGCGCATGGGGTGATAACGCATGGGGCGGGGGGGAAACTTTCCCTGTCAGCGTTACAGAAACCGCCCTGATTGCTGACTCTCCAGCCGCTGGGTTATTGATTGATGTAAGTATTACGGAGTCGTTGACTGGTGGTACGTCTTGGGGTCAAGACGCTTGGGGTGCTGATTCGTGGGGCGGTACGGCGGGCATTCAGGATATTCAGACTGTAGTTCTGACGATGAATGTGGCAGTATCTGAAACCGCAGCTATTGCTGAAGACCAGTCTGTTGTTGCTAACTTTGCGGGGTCTGTAACGGAAACTGCGGCTATTGCTGAGACAAACGAGGCAATTACAAGCTACAACGTCAGTGTGTCAGATAGCCAGACCATTACGGATGATGAGGCCGCGCAGACAAGTTACAACGAGAGCGTGTCAGATTCAGTTGGAATTGTGAGTGTAGAGGAGGCGGTTGCTACATTCTTAGGTGATATATCGGAGTCGATTGCAATAGCAGAAGCACAGGTGGCTGTGCTGATTATGACCATCAATGAGTCGATGGGTATTGCAGAGGGAACGACTGTAGGAACGTATTACCAAGAGTTTTTAACTGAGTCTGCGGTAATCACGGATATAAATGATGGCGGTGCAAATTACCAAGTAAGCCAGACGGAAACGATGGCTATAACAGAAACAAATGGTGGGCGATTCTTGTGGGAAATTATTGATGACACACAAGGCGTTACATGGCAAAATATCAGCAATCCGCAAACGCCGGGCTGGGGTGCTGTTGATACAACGGAATCGCCCGGTTGGACAGTAATTTCTACTCAGTAGGAGAATTAAATGGCAAATACATCGCTAATTGGACTAACCCTCCCAGTACAAGGAACTCTATCCGGTAGCTGGGGTAATACGGTTAACAATGCGATCTCCCAGATTGTGGACGTTGCCGTTGCTGGCACACAGACAATTACGGTTGATACAGACATTAACTTGGCGGTTACAGTAGGTAGTGATTCAAGTACAGGTCTAACAGCCAATAGCTCTCAGTACGCAGTTCTTCTGTGCACTGGCGCACGTACAGCACTGCGTTTTATCAATACCCCCAAGCAGTCTAAGACCTACGTTGTCATCAACGATACGACAGGCGGCTTTGCAGTAACAGTTCGTGGTGGCCCTTCAACTCCTACAACGGGTGTAACGGTGGCGGCTGGTACACGGGCAATCATTGCTTGGAACGGTACGGACTTTGTGAATGTGGGCGGTGGCTCTGCGGCTGGCTCAAATACTCAGGTTCAGTTTAATAGTTCTGGTTCATTTGGCGCTTCTGCTAACCTGACCTTTGACGGCACAACGCTGACGGCTAATGACATCATTGATTCTTCACTGACAGCCAGCAAGCCCGTATTTACAAACGGCAGTAAGAACTTGGTGTCTACTGGAACTCTTGGTGTTGATCAAGGCGGTACAGGTCTAACCACTTTGACTGCTAACAACGTAATTCTGGGTAACGGAACATCTACACCGACTTTTGTTGCACCCAGCACAAATGGTAATGTTTTGGTGTCTAACGGCACTACGTGGACATCTGCTGCACCTGCGGCATCTGGTGTATCTCAAGCGAGAGCAACGGCTATCGCAATGGTCTTTGGCTTTTAAGGAACTATCATGGCAAATCCAAATCTTTTCGCCGCGACCACAGCGTCAGGCACAACTACATACCTCACACCCGGTGGTACAACCGCAGTGGTTCTTGTACCTAATGCCGCATCTAGCGGTCAGGTGTTTAAGATCAATCAGATTGTTGCGGCTAACGTAAATGGTTCTGCGGCTGTAGATTGCACAGTGTCTATCTACACCAACGGTGCTCAGGCTCAAGGCTCGGCTCCTTCAAGCGGTACGGCTTACCCAATCGTATCTACAGTGTCCGTCCCTGCTGATGCTTCGTTGATTGTTGTAGACAAAACGACTGCCGTGTATTTGATGGAAGGCACATCAATTACAGTAACATCCGGTACAGCCAGCGGTATCACATACAGTATCAGCTACGAAGTAATTTCTTGATCGGGGTAGAAGATGTCCAATCGCTACCAAGGCGGGTTCATTACCGCTTCCTATAACGGGTTGAAAGTACCTGATGCGCCTACTATTGGTACAGCTACGGGAGATAATGCTTCTGCGTCTGTAACTTTTACTGCACCTGCTAATGTGGGGGGTGGGGCGATCACTGGATATACAGTTATTTCTTCCCCCGGTAGCATTACTGGTACAGGCACATCTTCTCCAGTTACAGTCAGCGGCCTGTCTAATGGCACGGCTTATACATTTACAGTTGTAGCTACAAATGCTTACGGCACAGGCCCATCTAGCGCGGCTTCTAACAGCGTGACTCCTGCGATTCCCGTTGCTCCTTCTGCTGTTGAGTATTTAGTTATTGCTGGTGGCGGTGGCGGTGGCGGTGATACCGCTGGATTTGCTGGTAATGGCGGTGGCGGTGCTGGTGGTTACCTAACTGCCACTGGATTTGCTGTTTCTACAGGGTCTGCTATTACAGTCACTGTAGGTGGCGGTGGCGCTTTGTATACCAATGGCTCTAATTCCGTATTCTCATCTATTACCTCTACAGGCGGTGGTAGGGGTGGCTCGTATTCTGGCGCGGCTTCGGCAGGCGGTTCTGGCGGTGGTGGTGGTGGTCGAGCAAACACGACTGCTGGGGGCGCAAGTCCTGCTGGTCAAGGTAATGCTGGCGGTAACGGTTTTTACCAAGACTTCTATCACCCCGCTGGCGGTGGTGGCGGTGCAGGGGCTGTCGGTGCGGCGGCCTCTACTGGCGTTGCTGGTAACGGCGGTAATGGACTTTCAAGTAGTATTTCTGGCTCATCCGTAACTTATGCTGGTGGCGGTGGCGGCGGCACGTTTGATTACAGCGGTAGTTCTGCTACGCCCGGTGCTGGGGGCACGGGCGGCGGTGGTCGTGGCGGGGAGTACAACAACAATACTAGCGTGATCATACAAACAGCAACCGCAGGTACTACCAATACTGGTTCTGGCGGCGGTGGCGGCATTTATACAGCAAACAGCCAAGCTGGTGGTTCGGGTATTGTCATCATTCGCTACGCTGATTCTTTTGCGGCGGCAGTATCCACTACAGGTTCACCAACAATTACTGTTGCTGGCGGCTATCGCGTATACCAATGGACTTCTTCCGGTTCAATAACATTCTGAGAGTAAGCAATGCCTAATTATTCAGGATCATGGACATTAAGACAGCAGATGCAAGCTGTTGCGGCGGGCACTTGGACGGGACTTCCAACTCCTACGGTTGAGTACCTTTTGGTTGCTGGTGGCGGTGGTGGCGGTGGTGGTCGTAATGGTGACGGTGGTGGCGGTGGTGGCGGAGCTGGTGGGTTGTTGACCAGCACGGTCAGCGTTTTAGCCTCAACGTCTTACACAGTAACTGTAGGCAGCGGTGGAACAGCGGGTTCTGGCTCGAGTAGTTCTTCTAGTGCGACAAACGGTGGTAATTCTTCTTTCTCGGCTTATGGAACTGCTGCCGTTGGTGGTGGCGCAGGTAGAAACCAAGATGGTTCTGCCGGTGCTTCTGGCGGCTCTGGCGGCGCTGGTTCGGGTGGTGGATCCCCTGCTGCTGGTGCGGGTGGAGCCGGGACTGTGGGCCAAGGTAATAATGGTGGTGCAGGTGCGGCTGGGCCTAACTACCCCGGTGGTGGTGGTGGTGGCGCATCGACGGCTGGTGGAAATGGTGTTTCTTCTGGTAGCGCTGGTAATGGCGGCGCAGGTACTGCATCATCAATCTCTGGTTCGTCAGTAACTTATGCTGGTGGCGGCGGTGGGGGCCTTTATGAAACTAGCTCTAATAATCCGGGCACAGGTGGCGCAGGTGGTGGCGGGGCTGGCGGGGCAAGGAATGGAGGTACGGGTACTTCTGGAACTGCAAATACCGGCGGTGGTGGGGGTGGTGGTACTGGCGGTGCAAGCGCAAGCTATAACGGCGGCGCTGGCGGTTCAGGCATCGTCATCCTGCGCTATGCAGATTCTTTTCCAGCAGCCGCATCAACTACAGGTTCCCCAACCATCACCGTAACGGGTGGCTATCGTATTTACCAATGGACTTCGTCCGGTTCAATCACATTCTGAGGCACAACATGAGTCATTTTGCAAAAGTAGAAAACGGCATCGTCACACAAGTTATTGTGGCTGAACAAGATGTCATTGATTCAGGTATGTTTGGTACAGGCTGGGTTCAGACTTCGTATAACACCCATGCAGGTCAACACCCAGAAGGTCGTCCATTGCGTAAGAACTACGCAGGCATTGGCTACACATACGACTCAGGCCGTGATGCTTTTATTGCACCCAAGCCATACGCATCTTGGATTCTGAACGAAACAACCTGCTTGTGGGATGCACCTACACCTATGCCAACAGACGATAAGCGTTACACATGGGACGAACCAACAACTTCATGGGTTGAGGTGACTAATGTCTAAACAGTACCCCGGCGGTTTAATCACCAAAACTCCAGTCGTACCTAGCGGCCCGTATCAAAACAGTACAGCGTCTGGTATCTGGACGCTTGACCAACAGGCGTATTGGGCAAAACTAGGCCAATGGCCCACGGCTGGGAACTCTGATGCCGATCCACAGTTCAACTATGTCACGATGCTCTTACATGGCGATGGTACTAATGGCGCACAGAACAATACATTCTTAGATAGCAGTACAAACAACTTCACCATCACACGCAACGGCAATACGACCCAAGGTTCTTTCTCGCCTTACGGGTCTAATTGGTCTAATCAATTTAATGGGTCAAGCTCTATAACAGCCCCAGATAGTTCTGCATTTGATTATGGCAGTGGTGATTTTACTCTTGAGTGTTGGATATTCCCTACAACAACAAATAGCAGTACTCTTTTAACAGCGCAAACAAGCGGTGGAAATTTTGGGCCATGTAATTTATTTTTTAATTCTGGGGCATTGGAACTTTATTCTTCATCAAATAACTCATCTTTTGATGTGGCAAGTGGGGCTTCAGTAGGCACTCCTGCTGTTAATCAATGGAGTCATGTTGCTGTATCTAGAAGCGGAACATCAATCAGATGTTTTTTAAATGGAACATTAACAAGCACAACAACATCTAGTGCAACATTGATGAATGCAACAGGAACATTCCAGATTGCATCTAGAAATGGTGGTGAATTTTATTCTGGCTATGTAAGTAATTTTAGGGTTGTTAAAGGCACTGCTGTTTACACCGCCGCATTTACGCCACCTACAGCACCATTGACTGCTATATCAGGCACAAGCCTTTTGACTTGCGCTGACAACAGATTTCTTGATGACAGCACAAACAATTTTACGCTTACCGCAGTAGGCACACCAAGCGTTCAACGCTTCAACCCATTTGGTGCTTCTACCGCCTACTCCACAAGCGTGATTGGTGGGTCAGGGTACTTTGATGGTAGTGGGGATTATTTGACTGTGCCAAACAA